TGATACAACACTAATAATAAGAACAATATCTTTAATTGCTACATTTTTAGGAGCAATAACAGGTATATCAAATATTCAATATAATAAGAAAGAAGGAAATAAATAATGGAAGTATTAAGAAAAGCATATATAGTAAGCCCATATGAAGATGATAGGGGAAGTTACAGTCATACAGGTGTTGATGTATTATCAGGAGTAAGCGATAGAAGTGTATTTGCTACTGCTAAAGGAAAAGTAATAGAAGCTCAAAATAGAATGGAAGATAGCTATATAGTTAACGAAAATAGCCCTGTTAGTGAATGGGCAGGAAATTACATTATACTAGAACATGGTAATGGTTATACATCAAGATATAGTCATTTAGCTTATAACACTTTAACAGTTAAAGTTGGTGATATTATAGAAGAAGGAACTATAATAGCTAACGAAGGCGAAAGTGGTTATGCAACAGGAGTACATTTAGATTTTGAAGTTAAAAAAGATGGAAACTTTGTAAACCCAACCGATTATGCTTTAGGCAAAGCTAATTTACCAGCATATGGTGAAACTGGTGGTGACCAAGTTTTAAGAATAGGCTCTATTGTTAGAATAGATAGGATTTTAACAGTAACATCTGTTAATGAAGAAGCTAACTTAATAGGTATTACTGATTTAACAGGGCAAACTAACGAATGGTATCACTGGTTTGACCCAACACCATTTATTGTAGTTGATGATAATGGAAACAAAACTGAAAATCAAGTATGTTATATAGGATGCAAAGTTAAATTAACAGGAGAATACGAAGTTTTAGGATTGGCTTTAACAAATGCTTGGGCTTGTGAATTAAAGATTGGTGACAGATATAACTGGGTATGGACTGAGCCTTGTTATGAAATAAAAGATTAAAGAAGTTGCAAAAACTTCTTTTTTATGTTATATTTTAATTGTAGAGATGTTTTCTCTACTTATTGGATTTCGAAAAAGGAGATACATTTGATTTTGCTTGTCAGGTGCTATCTCCACATATTGTGTGATGGAATGAAAATACTTTTAATTAAGTATTTTTATTTTTTTAAAAAAATGCTTGACAGTTGTACATACTTATGATATATTGGTTATGGTAGAGGAGGGTAGAAAATGGAAAAATTAAAGAAAGTCAGAAGAGATTATAGGATTAATTCGTGGGTCTATGAAGAGATGAAAAAACTATTAGAAGAAATGCGAATTACAGAAACAAGTTTTGTTGAAATGGCAATTATCGAAAAAATGGCTCGTATTCAACAAAATAATGAAGATAGACCAATTACACAGTAAAACTAAAAAAGTCGCTCAGAATTGAAATAAAGGGTAAAATAGGAGGTATTTATGAAAGAGTTAGAAAGTGTTATTGCAAAACATATAGAAAATTCGACAAATTTAAGAAAAATTTATATTGGAAATGATAAATTATCTTTTGAAAAAAGCAAAGAATTGCAAAAGCAACAAGAAGAAGAATGGAAAAAGGTAAAATTCTTTAAAAAATTAAGAGAGGAGATGAAAAAAATGATTAGAGATTTTATAGATTATGTTTTTAATTACAAAGAAAATACTAGAGAATTAGAAAACTTAGATAGAGATTTAATGATAACACATTCTGAAAATTCATCATTAAAAAAAGAATTAAAAATAATTACTGAACAAAAAGATAAATATTTAGAAACTATTAAAGAAAAAAACAAACAAATAAGGCAATTAAAAAAGCAAATTAAAGAAATGGAGAAATAATATGGCTGATATAAAAAAATATTACTATTTAAAACTTAAAGATAATTTTTATGATAGTGATGCTATGATAATACTTGAAAGTATGGAAAATGGTTATTTATATTCTAATATTTTAATGAAAATGTATTTAAGAAGCTTAAAAACTGACGGAAGATTAATGCTTAATGATAGAATACCATATAATTCTCAAATGTTAAGTAAAATAGTTGGGCATAATAAAGATGTTGTAGAAAAAGCAATTCAGATATTTAAAGAATTGGATTTAATAGAAATTTTAGATAATGGGGCAATTTATATGTTAGATATTCAAAATTATATTGGGAAAAGTTCAGATGATGCTGATAGAAAAAGAATTTATAGAGACAGAATAAAAAGTGAAAAATTAGCAATTGGACAAATGTCTACCGAATGTCCAGACAAAACTCCACCAGAGATAGAGATAGATATAGAGAAAGATATAGATATAAATAATATATATCCTCAAAACACCTCAAAAAATACCTCAAATGAGGTAACAAATGATGAACTTTTTGATAGATTTTGGCATCACTATCCTAAAAAAATAGATAAGAAGAATGCTAGAAAATCATTTGATAAGATTAAACCTGATGAAGAATTAGTAGAAGATATGATATGGCAATTAGAAAGATTTAAAGATACTAAAGATTGGAAAAGTGAAAATGGTAAATACATTCCTTATCCATCAACTTGGTTAAATGGTAGAAGATGGGAAGATGAATTTGAAACTGATACCGAAAGAGAAGAAAGAGTAGATAGAGAAATATTGGAGGGAAACTATGGAACTTAAAGATGTTAAAACAATATTAGCAAGAATAAAATCAAATTATCCAACTTTTGTTAATGATGATTATACAAGAAGCGAATGGTATAAAGAACTAAAAGATTATTCATTAGAAGATGTTATGGATAAATTAGAACAACATTTTAGAAGTGAACAATATGGTAATTCTATTCCTAAAGTTTATTTTTTAACAAAATATTTAACTAAAGAAAAAGATAAAAAAACAAATAAAGCTGATAATTTAATGGTTTTTTGTCAAATTTGTGGTAAAAAAATCCCACTATCAACATATCAAGAACACTATGGAAGATGTTTAGATGTTGGTTATTTACAAACTCAACTACAAAAATATGCAAATAAAGATATTAATATAGAAGCATTTAGAGAAATGGATGAAGAAACATTTAAGGAAAAATATGATAAAGTTGCTAAATATGTTTATGATAATACAGATAATGACGAGGAAAGAGAATACATAGGTAGATACTTGGAATTAGTTAATGATTGATTTTATTATTGAAAAATTAACAGAGTTATTAATAAAACAAGACTTTGAAGATAAAAAGAAAAATAAAATTACCTATGTAAAAAAAACAGAAGTTTACAAAGATTTAATCAAGCTTTTAAAAGAATGTAAAAGACTTGACATTAATCAAAAATAGATATATAATTTATTTAAGGTGGTGATAAGATATGTATTTATTTAAAGATAAATCTGTTATGGATGAATATGTTTTAAAAATTTCAGCTGAGAAAATTGGTATTCATCCTGATACTTTAAGAAGAATAGTAAATGGAAAACAGGAATGCTCGAAATTAACTGCTTATTGTATTACTAAATATATTAATAGTAATGCTGAAATAGAAGATTTTTTTGAAAAGAAAGGAGAATAAATATGAAAGATGACGATAGTTTTGCAGGTGGAACTTATCCAACGCCCCCTGAAATTGAAGAAAAAACAATTAGAGCAAAAATTTATTTATCTTTTGAAATAGAAGAAGAAGTTCCTAAAAATTGGACTAGAGAAAATATAATTGATGATATTAAAGAAAATCTTGATGATTTTACTTGGTATAATGAAGAAATAGAAGAAATAGAGGTGAGTTAAGTGGAAGAAATTAATGTTAATGAGATAGTTAAAGTCGAAAGTATAGGTGTTATTAAACAACAACTAGATAAAATCGAAGAATTGATTGATGAAAAAGTAAAAAATATACCTAAACAACTTGAAAAAATTAAGAAAATGTCTTTTATAGAACAAGAAGATGAAAAAGGAGATATTAAAAAGTATCAGCAATATTTATCAAAATTACAACAAAAATTAGAAGATAAAAGAAAAGAAATAAAAAAAGAAATTAATAAACCTTATGACGATTTCAACGAATATTATTCAAATGGAGTATATAAAAAGCTTAATGATGGTATTACACAACTTAAAGATGTTGTAAATGAAATTGAAGATTTACAAAAAGATGAAAAAAGATGTGAATTAGAGTTATTTGCTAAAGAATATATTGAATTTAATAATTTGGAGAGCATTATTAGTTTTGACGATATTCCATTAAATATTACATTAAGTGCTAGTATGAAGTCACTTAAAAAATTAGTGATGATTTAGAAGTTATTTCTAGTGACGAAAATAGAGATGAAATTCTTTATGAATATCAACATAATGGTTTTGATTATGCAAATGCAGTTTTAACAATTAGAAAAAGAAAAGAAGAAATTAATAAATTACAAGAGCAACACAAAGAAGTTCAATTACAAATTGATGAAGATGCTAACATAGTTGAAAAAGTAGATGAAATTGTAGCACCTAAGGAAATAATTGAAGATGAAGATGTTATTACTGTTTCATTCAAAGTTACTGGAACTAAAGAAAAAATTAAACAAATTAAAAATCTAATAGTAGAATTAGGAGTTGAGTATGAATAAATATAAAATAACCATTAAAGGTAATGAAGATGGTTTTAAAGTCGATACTAAAGGAGACATCAATTATATTATTGCTAGTATAATGCAATTTGCTTGCGAAGTAACTATTGAAAATGAAATAACAAAAAAAGAATTTTTAGAAAGATGCAAAAATACTTATGAATTAGTTATGAAATTAATAAATGAAAGTGAGGATGATTAATATGGCTAATGATAAAAATGAATTAATACAAAAACAAGATGATAAATATGTTGAAATTATAAATCAAACAGGGGTAGAAAGTGCTATTGAAAAAATTATAATGAATAATAACTCTTTATTACCTAGTAATGTAGCAATTGATAGAATTAAAAATAGTGCAGGTTTTTATATTTCAAATCGTGAAGATTTAATGAAATTAGATAGAAATGGTAAATTATCAATGTTGTATGGGGTATTAAAAGAAGCGATGGTAGGGTGTGAAGCAGGGACAGATTTCGATATTATTGCATTTAAAAATAAGCCTACAATTATTAGAAGTAAAAATGGTTGGTTTAAGATTATTGATATGATTAAGCCTGCTGAAATAGTTAGATTTACTAATAATGTAGTATTTAAAGGTGATGAATTTGAATATAATCCTGTTACAGAAGATATTAAACACACACCTAAAGTAACAAGTGATAAATATGAAGATATTGAATATGCGTATGCTTATATACGTTTTGCCAATGGTTTTGAAAAAACTGTTGTAATGTCTAAAAAAGATTTAGACACAATTAAAAAAGTATCACCATCTGCTGGAACAAGCTTTTCACCTTGGCAAAGTATGCCTATAAAAATGGTTAAAACTAAAGTTGTTAAAGAATTAGCAAAAGAATTATTTACTTTATTTAGTGGTAGAGTTAATAGTGCGTTAAGTCAAGCAATAGATAGTGATGAACAAGTTGTAAGTAGAGTTGATAACAAAGGATATGTTGTTAATGATGCAACTATTTATGAAGAAAAAGAAGAAACAAAAGCAGTTAGTTTAGATGAAATATAATATTATAGGCTCTAGCAGTAAAGGAAATTGTATTGTAGTTGAAGATTTTTTGACTTTGGATGTTGGAGTAGGTTATACTAAAATTAAAAAATACTTAAATAAAGTAAAATTGATATTTATTTCGCATTCACACCAAGACCATCTTCTACCATCTACAATTAAGAAAATAGCATATAACTTTCCTACAATTAAATTTATATGTGGTAGTAGAGATGTTGTTTTCAAATTAAATGATTGTGGTGTCAATAAAAAAAATATATATTTTATGGAAGCAAACAAATGGTTTTCACTTGGAATAATAGATTTTAGACTAGAAAGAGTAACACACGATGTAGAAAATTATTGCATTAAAGTAAAATTTAATAAGATTGATAAAAAAATGATGTATATTGTTGATACATCTAATGTTGATGGTTTGGTTGCTAGAGATTACGATTTATATTTAATTGAAAGCAATTACAATGAGGAATTATTAGAAAAACATATACAAGAATGTATAGAAAATGGTGATGATGATAGATTATTTTATCTTAATCGTGTAGGACATACCCATCTAAGCGATACACAATGTAATGACTTTCTAATTGAGAATATGGGAGAAAATAGTGTATATGAGAAGATACACAAATCATCATATAACTATGAGGAAATAGATTGAAAGGAGAACTAATATGAAATTATTTAAAAATATAGATGATAAATTAGAGGATATAGGTCTTATTAAAGTTAGAGATAATGAACATATTGTTTCTTATGAGAGAGTAAATACTTTACTAGGATATACGCATACAATTGATATTTTACATAAAAACAATGGAAAACATATTGTTCAAAGTTATGATAGAAATTTATTTGACGCAAAGAAAATAGGAAACACTTGTGTTGGTATGACTTATCAAGAATTAAAATTAATTACAAAAAAAATGAAACAAAAAGGTTGGAAAACGGAGGTATAATATGAAATTATTTAAAAATTATAAAAAATTATATGAAACTGCAAAAGCAAATCAAGATAAATTGATAGAACAATGTAGCAAAATTGGTGTTGAAAATGTTGACTATCAAAAAGAAATTAAATTATACAAAGAAAAATGTGCAAGATTAACTTGTGATTTAGAAGATGTCGATTATGAATTAGAGAAAACAACTAAAGAAAGAGATGCTTTAAAGAAAGAAAAAGCAAATTTAAAAAGAGAAATTACCAGATTAAAAAAAGTAAATCTTAATTTAGATGTTACTATTGACAGCAAAAAAGTTGCAAAGGAGTTGAACAAAGATGGAGAATAAGAAGTATTATACAAATAGTTCAAATGAGCAAATAGATATATCTACGCTTGAAACAACACATCTTCTTAATGCTTTAAACAAAAAACAAAGAGAAATATTTAACAAAGAAAATAAAGATGATGTTTCTAAAGAACTTGAAGAAATTAAAAATCTTCGTGAAGAATATCATAAAAGATTTAATGAATGGTATGACAAGTTAGGTGATTAGTATGATGGCTACAAAAGACATAAAAAAAGATTATAAAGAGCAAATAATCAAAACGCTTGATGAACTTAAGAAAAAAACTGATTATATGTTAGATGACATAAAAGATGATTTTGTAAGAAAAATTGAAGTAGTTATAAACATAGAAGCAGGTTGTATAGTAACATACGAAATAAATAAAGAATATATAGCAAAAGGTGATGAGTAATGGAAGAAAATAAAGAACCTACAATTTTTTACAAGTTGATGGGTGGGAAAAAATATAGAGTATGGAAAAATACTTACAATGATAAAGATTTTTATAAAATACAAGTTACGCAGAAACAATACGATGGTCAAACTGATAAATTTTATAAACCTGTTATGTTTAAAAGAGGTGTAGATATACCTAACGAAAGTGATATTATAATTGAAGAAGGATATGAAAATTTAAGGCTTAACCCCAAAGACCCTTACAATCCCATATCTACAATTATGATTACTAAATATACTTTATGTGAAAGACAAGAACAAATAGCACAACAAGCTTATGATGATTTTAGAGATAATTTAGATGAAAACGAAATGGTAGATATAGATAGTTCATTTTTAAATTAGAAAAGAGGTGAAAATATGTTAAATATATTAATAGAAATATTAAAATATATGGCAGTTATTTTAGGAATAATGATTGTTGGTGGAATAATAGGTAATATAATTGCACAACCATTTAAAAAGAAAAAACAAAAAGAAGAAGCTGATGAATTAGTTAAAGAATTAGATAAAATTGCTGATAAATGTATAGAAGAACTTATTAAAGAACAAAAAAATAAGAAAAAAACTAATGCAAAACCGAGAAAAAAGAAAGAAAATTAATGAAGTATAGAATAATGTGTTGACATTATTCTTTTTTTCTGGTATATTATTTATAGTGGATGGAACAAAATTTATTGTAATATTCACATTTAGAATATATCCAATGATAAAATAGTTTTAGAAAGAAGGAAAGATTATGAATAATATAGTTTTGAAAAGAAATGATGAATTAGTGATAGAACCTTTAATTCAAAGGTTCTTGAACTACATTGATGTTAGTGATAACACAATCAAATCTTATAATGTAGGATTAATACAATTTAATGAATATCTTAAATGCAATGGCATTAAGACGCCTACTAGAGAAGATGTAATAGCATTTAGAGAACAATTAAGAGAAACGCATAAACCAAATACTGTAAATGCCTATTTAATAGCTATTAGAAACTTCTATTCTTGGCTAGAGTATGAAGATATTACTAAAGACATTACAAAGAAAATAAAAGGCATTAAACTTGAAAGACATCATTTAAGAAGAGGATTATCTCAAGAAGAAATTAGAAATGTATTAAGCGTATGCAAAGACATAAGAGAAGAATTAATTGTTAAATTAACATTAACTTGTGCATTAAGAGTTAATGAAGTTAGAAACATTAGATTAGAAGATTTTTACAATGATAAAGGTGTAGTGATGTTAAGAGTATTAGGTAAAGCAAGAGATGGATTAAAACAAGATAGTGTGAAGATAGATGATAGAATATTTGAACTTATTAAACAATATTGTAGAGAATATGATGTTAAAGACTATTTATTCTTTTCTACAAGCAATAATAACAAAGGTAATATGATGAGCACTGTATCATTTAGAAAAATTGTAAATAACCTATTTAAAAGAGCAAATTTAGATATGGATATGTTAGCTTTTCACTCATTAAGACATAGTGCTTGTGAAATGTTATTAGAAAACAATACACCAGTTCAAGATGTTAGCGAATTTATGAGGCACAAATCAATTTCAACAGTAATTAACTATAGTAAAGAATTAAATGTAAGAAAAAACACAATGACAAATACATTAGGTGATTTTGTATGTTAAGAAAAATGATAAATTATGCAACTTTATTAATGATAATGATAGCGTTATTTATAGCGAGATTGACGGATGATTATTCATCAATGATATTCCCTATTTGTTGGCTTGGATTTAACTGTATAATGTTTAATCTTATATTAAAATTGAGAAAAGAGGTGTGAACGATGAAAAATAATGGAATAGTATTTTCAGGAGTTAGTAATTTAGATTATGAGAATATTGCTTGTGATATATTAGGTAATAAATATTTAAACATTAAAATAATGACACTACCTATTCAAAATGATGAAATATTACAAGATATAATTGCATATATAAAAAACAATGAAGATTTTAAAATAACTATTGAAAAAAAAGAAAATTAAAAAGATTTATTTAAGGAGGAAATATGAAAATAATAGATATAAGAGATAAAAAAATAATATATTCAAAAAATTTAGGAGATGAATATTATTGGTCATATAAATTTATTGTTAAAATTGATGAAGATAATTATTGCTTAATAAATTATGATAATAGTATGAGTGGTTATATACCATTTAATATGGAATGTGCAGATGAAGAATTTATTAGTGCATTTATGAAAGACCCTTATGATGATAATTATATTAACTTTGATAAGAGCGATAAATTATTAAGAGATTATATAAGCGATTATAATTTATGTGATGTAGAAGATGTAGATGTTATTATAATACCAAAAGAAAAAATACAAAAATATTTAGATTTATTTAAAAGTGAGGTGGAATGAAATGGCAAATAATAGAATGTATTTAAGATGCAAAAAATGTGGTGATGTTTTATTTTTAGGCAAGACATATTTAGACGGTTATTATACTTGTGATGATTATTATAAAAATAATGTAGATTTAACAGAAGCATTTAATGAATTTTGTGATAATCACAAATGGTGTAGTAAAGAATATAATGAAGAAAAATTTGGAATGTACGAGCCAAAATTTAAAGAAACCAATTTTAGTGAAGAAAACAGTTTTGAAATTGCTTATGAAACTTATTATGATAATTTAGAAAAGGAAGTGGAGTAAATGAATAAAATATGTCCATATCAAAGTCATACTTATATAGGTTATGATGAAATAAAAGTAGAAAATTGCCCTATTCAAGAATATTATACTGAAGAAACCGAAGTATGCTGTTATGATAGTAATTATAAAAATTGCCCTATTTACAATTTACAATCCAAAATAGACAAGGCTATTGAATATATAGATTATCACGATGTAATTTATAATAATGGTTATATTAATGAAAAACATAAATTTGATAAATCAATAAATCCAAAAGAATTATTAGACATTTTAAAGGAGGATAAATAATGAAAAAGGAGCTAATAGACAAGCTTTTTGATGAATTTGATAAAGATAAAGATACAATAAAAAGAAATTTATTGGAAGTAATGAATATAATACATCTTGAAACAAAAAACAAATACGGCAAATTAACTTTAACAATTAAATACGAAAGGAATGATGGTAATGGCAAAACAAGTAATAACTAGAAAAGATGGTATTACATACGAAAGAAATTGGGATGTGAAAGAATACTATAAACATCTAAACATTAGAATTAATGAAGATACTTTAATTAGATTGAGAAAGGTTGCTGACAAAAAACAAGTAAAATACAGTGATATTGTTAGAAATTTAATTGAAGATTATTTAGTTAAGGAAGGAGAATAGAATATGAAAATAACAATATATGAATTATTAGGAATGGTTAAAGATGGTAAAGCACCAAAGAAAATAAAATATGATGGTGTTGAATGGGAATATACAGGATACCAATATGAAAGGATAGACAAAGCAAATTTAGGAAATATATGGAATAATTATAATTTTAATATTTTAAATGCTGAAGTAGAAATCCTAGAAGAAGAAAAGAAAATACCTGAAAAATTACCTAATATTAAATTTGAAAACGGGAAGCTTTATTTACCAGTAGGTAATAAACATAACTACATAATTAGAGAAGTTGATAAAGTATTTTTAGATAAAATCAATGAAATAATAGATTTTCTAAAATGAAATTGATTTATTTTAAAATTTATGGTATAATTTAATTGTTGAGTAGCGAAAGAGAATTTATATGAGTATATAGGTATGCTACTCAACATATTGTACCTGTATATTCATATAAGTTCTCTTTTGTTTTACTCCAATAAGGAGGAATTATATGAAAAAAGAAATTTGGAAACCAATTAAAGATTATGAAAACTTATATGAAATAAGCAATTTTGGAGTAATAAGAAAGGTAAAAACAAAAAGACCATTAAAAGTATTTTATAGAACTAATGGTTATTACACTACTTCATTATGTAAAAATTATAAAGTAACAATGGTATATTTACATAGGTTAATAGCAGAAACTTTTATACCTAACCCTGATAATTTACCTTGTGTTAATCACAAAGATGGAAACAAAACAAATAATGATTTAAGCAATTTAGAATGGTGTAGTCTTTTAGATAATATTAGACACGCATATAAAAATGGTTTAATGAAAAATAATAGAAAAGTAGCACAATATGATATTAATGGTAATTATATAAAAACATATAATTCAACTAATGAAGCAAGCAAAGAAACAAATATTAGTCAAAGTAGTATATCTATGTGTGCTTTAGGAAGATATAAACAAGCAAAAGGATACATATTTAAGTATCTTAAAAGCAAAGGAGATGAATAAGAGATGAATGTAGCACAATTAAAAGAAGTAATAAAAGATTTACCAGATGATATGGAAATATATGTTAGAAATTCGCATAATATTTGTGGAAATATAAGCGAATTAGCACAAGTTGAAAAATCTAGTGTTGCCTTTTTTGGCAAAGATTTTCCTTGCATTATATTAAATTCATTTTCTAGTAAAGAAGATTTTGAAGAAACAATTGAAGGAGATATTGTTTATTATATTGAAGATGATTTAGAAAGCAAAGGAGAATAAGTGTGAATAGAGATATAGAATTTAGAGGAATGCATAGTAATAAATGGCTTTACGGATATTTAGTAAAAAGTGTAGATGATAATAAATATTACATAACAGTAAGTACTGACCAATTTTATCAAGTTAAAGAAGAAACAATAGGACAATACACAGGTTTAAAAGATAAAAATGGCAAGAAGATATTTGAGGGAGATATAGTTGAAAGTGAATATAGAATTTTCAAATCAACTGTAGAGTGGAACGATAGTTTTTGTGGGTTCTTTCCATTTTGCAATACGCAAACTGGAATATTTGCTGATGAATGTGAAGTTATAGGCAACATTTATGAAGAAAATTTAGAAAGCAAAGGTGAGTAATAAATGTTATATGATATGGTTACAGAATTTATTGACAAAGAAACAAATAATCTTAATTTTGGTGGTGCTGGTTTTGGATTTTTAGTATTTATATTTATTATAATGCCTATTTGTGCTATCGTTGTTTGTTTAGATGTTATTTTATTACCAATAGAACTTATTATATGGTTTATTAAAAGAAAGAGCAAAGGTGAGTAATAATGTTAAAGATAAAAGATAATGTAGATTTAAAAGAATTAGAAAAGTATGGGTTTAAACAAAATGAAGTTTTTGTAGAAACATTTGATTATGAATTTTTAAATAGTGATAATTTAATTAGTAGTAAAATGTTTCCTTTAAAAGAACCTGAAAAAGATTATGGAAATATGTGTATAAGTGATAATAATGGTAGAAAAATAAATATACATTCTAACGGATATTTAACAGTAATACCTAATGTTTTGTATGACCTAATAAAAGCAGATTTAGTAGAAAAAGTAGGTGAGTAATAATGAGTGCAAGAGAGATGTTTGAAAAGTTAGGGTATAAATATAAATATTTACCAAATAGTCATAGAATAGAATTTTTTAAAGATAAAGACGAAGAAATGCATTTTGTTTATAATGAAATAATTTTTAATAAAAAATTTAAAACAATAAAAATAAAAGGCTACTTTGATTTAGAAGAACTACAAGCAATAAATCAACAGACAAAGGAACTAGGGTGGTTAGATGAAAGATGAAATAAAAGAAAATTGTAGTAATTGTGAATATAATAGACAATGCTTTATAAAAAAACAATTAGGTGCAGTAGAATGTCAGAAAGATAAAGATTACATAACTAATTTACAAGAAAAATTAGAAGTATCAGAAACTAATGAAGAAACATATAGATTAGAAATGTTAGATATAACAAAATGTTTAGGTTTAGATGAAGACACAATATTTGATGAAGTAAAAGAAAAAGCAACTAATTTACAAGAAGAAAATAAAAAACTTAAACAATGGGATTGTAATAAAGATAGTAGAAATTCAAGACAAAGAGTAGAACTTAAAAAGTTAATGAAAGAAAATGAAAGATTAACAGCAGAAAGTACAGAATGGGAAAGTAAGTTTTATGATTTACAAGAAGAAAATGAAAGATTAAATAAAGAAGTTGCAAAATTGCATATTATTCAAGAAGAATATGGTAATCATATTGAAAATACACATATTATCGATGATTATCAAAAAACATATTTTATGAGTAATAAATGGCTAATTGAATTGAAAAATGGCAAGTTTGTTTATATCGATGACCTAAATGATAAATACGAAGATTACAAATCAAGAAGTTGTGAAATAGAAGCAGAACATACTTTAAATAATGAAAAGTGTTTAATTAGTATTAATCACTCTAAGAAAGTAAAAAATATATTAAATGGTGGTGATGATAATGAATGATATAAAAGAATATTCTATATATCCAGGTCAAATAAAAGTTGATAATGAAGTATTTTTTGGTTTAGATTATAAAATAACAGATTTATTCAATCAAATAGCAGAAGAAAATCAAAAAAAAGACAAAGAAATAGAAAGATTAAATAATATAATAGATGATAAAAAAGAAAGACAAGATATTGCAATAAGATTATTACAAAAATTGTTTGGTACTGATGATTATGAAATAAATTATATTATTGGAATAATAAACGGACAAAGACAAATAAAGTTTGATGAAAAATTGAAAGAAGGTAAATAATGAGTAATAAAGAAAGATTGGAATTAGAATTAGTTACAACAAAAATGATGATATATTCTCTATATGAAAATGACAAAAAAATACTTGAAGCAATAAGCCCTAAAACTAAAATGGAAGATTTAGAAGTATGGGAAAATGAATGTATAAAATGTGCTATTGATTGGATTAATAAAACGAAAGAAAGTGAAAAATAATGAAATCAAAAGAAAAAGAAATAAAATACCTTATATATCTTAAATCAGAGCTTATAAGACAAACTAAAAAGGAAATCAAAAATTTACACAGAGAACTTGATGAAGTTTATAAAACAAAATCCAAACATAAAAAAATTAAAGTAGAACTATAATTTGTATATATTTAAAATATATGGTACAATATCCTTGAAAGTAGAACTAGTTATTTAGTTATACATATATTAGAATTGGTGGTGACGATATGGCAAAGACTACAACTAAAGAAAAAATATACAACAAAAAATACTACGAAAAACATAAAAAAAAGATAATTAAAGATGTCCAATCTAAGCAAAAGTCTAACAAAAAAGAATACAACAAAGATAAAAGAGAATACTACGCTGATAATCCTGATTATCGCCGTTATAAAAGAAAGTATGCTAAAGACTATCGTAAAAAAGAACCAGTTAAATCAAAAGCTCGTAAATACAGAAAAGCATTAAAAGAAAAATAAAATATATTTGCAAAGCATATTAAAAGAATATCGAAGCATATTCTTTTTTGTATTATCAAAGCATATTATAAAGCATATTATAGCAGTTTAAAGCATATTTGTCATAGAATATTGAGAACATATTTTATGCAAAGCAGTTGTAAAATATCGCAAAATATATTTTTATATTTGTGTAAACTATACACAAAATATACCGTATAATTGTGTAAATTTACAATTACTTTACATATGTAAAATTATGTATATTTACATTCATTTGATATGTAAATTAATTATATCATACATATATATTTATATGTGAATAATATGTAAATAAATGTATATAAATGCAATAAAATGTAAATACCTCTAATTTTGCTTTAAATGGGCTATTTTAAAGAGTTTTGTTTTTCCTAGACCAATTATACTATTTTGATTAAAACAACGCTAAAAACACCATTAAAATAGTAAATAAAGATATATTAATATATTAATATAGCCTTATTTAATTAATAAATAGCTCTATTTAATTAGTTTTAAGCCAATTAGACCAATTATACTAGAACAAGTAAAAAGGCTCTTAAATGGCTTTAAAATAGATATTTTAGATATATGTGGATACAATAAAAAAGACTATTTCTAGTCTTTAAAATATTCCGTCAAAAGCATATTTTATTCTATTTAATATCTCTTGCTCGTGCTTATCTATATAGTTGTGTATGCTATCTAATAGTGAAACATTGCTATTATCTTCTTTTTTATAATCTTCATATATTTTTGCTATTTCCGTGTAGTAAACATCAATATAAATATGTTGTTCTTCTAATAATAATTGTTTTAGTATTTCTAATGCTAAATAAACCATACACTCATTATCATATTTTGTATAAACTTTTTCTTCCATAATTACAACTCCACAATGCTATCTTCTAAAAATACTTCACTTATTATATATGGTGACATACCATTGTCATAATCTATAAACAATATATCGGTATTTTTATATTCTTTTAGTTCTTCTAATAATTCTTTTAAATCTTCTACCATCATATCGTCTTGTAAATTGCTATTTTCAAATATATTATTTATATAATTTACTATTTTTTCTTTTGTTCCTAAAATCTTATAACCATTATCATAAACATTATTCATTTTAAACACCTCTTTACTTTCTAAATATAAATAACTAAAAGTCTTTTATTGTCAAAATATTGACTATTAATTTTTACTATTTTATCATTTTTAAATTTATCATTATATACTAAATCATTTTTAGTATAAAAGCCATAACTTGCCCCACTTTTTAAGTCTATAAATTCAATATAAAGTTTTGTATCTTCAATTAGTTTTAATATGTCTTTAACTTTCATTATTCCACCACCATTTCTAATGCTAACATAAAAGCACTTTCATAATCTGCACCTAATTCCAAATATAAGTCAATATATTTTTTTAAATCTTCTATTTTAACGTCTTTTAATTTCATAAATAAACCTCTTTTCTTTTAATTTGAACTTGAACCTTTAAAAATTCCACTAATTGCTCCCAATACAAAAGCTATTATTAATAAAAATACCATTATATTGCCTCGCTTTCTAATATTCCATTTTTAAATAATTCTTTTATTTCTTCATCACGTAAACCTAATTGTCTAAAAAACTCTTTTTGATGCCTTGTTGTTGTTTGACTATATTTGCCAAAATATTCATAAACCTTTTTGTTTTCATTTTTATAGTAAACATAATTAGCAACCAATGTTCCATAACTCAATAACTCTAAATGTGTTATTTTTTCACTTTCTTCACAAACTCTAACTTTTGCCTTTCCATAAAAACTTTGTCTAGTGTCATATCTACACTTTAAATCATATTTCATAAATAAACCTTCTTTCTTTTTACACCTAAATTATATCATTACATATTGCTTAAATGTGATTAATTTAATATTTTTGCTAAATTTTTTAAATCTTTTATAACTTCTCTTAATTTTAAGCCTCTGCTTTTAACTAAATATCTAACACTTATTGCAACACCTATTTGTATTTCTTTTGTTGATAATGTTTCTAATTTATCATATAATTGTTTACTCTTCATTTTACACCTCGTCCTTATTTAATGCACCTAAGCACAATTCTTCTATGTCATATTCATTAGCCTTTAAACCTTTTGTTTTTGCATAATTGTAAGCAGTGTCTCTATCATAGAAAAATTTATTTTCAAATATTTCTCTTAAAGCATATTCACAGTCTCTATAATCATATATATAATCTATATAGTATATCTTTTTTGGTATATCTACATATATTTCTTTTTTTATTTTCATATTTACACCACCTTAATACCATAATTTTCTTTTATATAGTCAATATCTAATTGTCTTTGTTCAAAATCAAAATATTCCCATTGACTAAACATCAATTTTATACATTGCTTTAAACAATAATTGTTATCACATTTTTTCTCAATTAAATGTAGCCATAATTGTATTGTTATTTCACTGCCTTTATAGTTATCTTCTAAATATTCCCAAGTATCATTTAAAATCTTTTCATATTTCATATTTACACCTCTTTCTTTTTAGAAATAAGAACTTTATTGTCTTATTTATATATATTATATATATTATATAAGAAATAAGAACTAATAATATATACTATGTATTAATTGTTTATATTCACTATTTATATTTTCATTTTCTTCATAATAGATAGATATTAAACAATTTTGCTTGTCTTTTCCTACCATAATTAATTTTTCATTTGTTTGCTTTCCGTTTACTATTGCTCCTTTATCTTCTTTATTTGAGTGGTAAACTATAAAGCCCTCTTTTTTTAGTTTTTCTATTGTTTTGTAAAAATCTTTTGACTTTTTAAATCTAATCATTAATTTTTTTGAAATATCATTCATTTCAAACACCTCTTTTCCTTTGTTGCTTTAATCATACCACTTGATATGCTCTAAATGTGAAAGCGTGAGAATTTTTTTTATTTTTTTTAAAGCATATATTCTATATATATTATATAAAGCATATTTTATATGATATATTAGAGCATATTATAGTATATTATAGAACATATCAAGCAGATGTAAAGCATATTTCAAGTTTTGTAAAGTATATGTATAGTTTGTGTCATATTTACACTAAGTTGATATGTAAATTTACACTTCTTTACACTGTAAACTTTACACTTGAACTGTAAATAAATTGTCAAATAACAATTTGTCAATTAGATGTAAACTATTAGTAAATATATTATTATAATATGAGTTATTAAATAACTACTAATATTATATAATTTAATAGTCTTTTTTCTCAGTTGCAAGTACATTTTATCATTTGGAATGCTTTAAATGTGAAAGCATAGAAAAAACATTTAAAAAAACATTAAAAAAATAACTTTTTAAAATATTTTTTTGTCGTTTTTGACCTTATTTTATAAGGTTTTTTAAAATTTATTAAAAAAAGTTTTTAATATTGTATTGACAATACTAAAAAAAAGAGTATAATTATAAGCAGATGGAGGTGAAAGCGTGAGAAAAAAAAGAAGATTAAAAAGAAATATTAAAGTCTTATTAATAAATATAAGTGAAATATTTCTAATTAATTTATTTATTGTAAATTTAATTGATAATTTTACAATATATAAATTAATATTAATGTTATTTATTAATTTATTTATTTATTGCTTTAATTTAATAAATAATAGTATATAATAAAATATTTATGAAAAGAAAAAACCTTTTGAGGTGGTAAAGGTTAAACCTCTAACAATTTATTTTAAAAAAAAGAAAGAGGTTTTAAATATGAACAATGAGAAAGAATTAAAAAAACAATTAAAAGAATTAATAGAAAGTAATAAAATAGTTGTAGGAGTTGAACAAAACAAGGACGACGACTACAATACTATTAAAAAAATGATATTAAAAAACATTTGGACTGATGAAAAAATAAACATTTTACAACTTACAAGCTTTTTATATCAAAAAACAATATTAAAAGCTTATAATATTAAAATAAGATATAGCTACAACTATAGCGACACTCAAACGATAGAAATAGTACAAACATATCATAATTGTGACGATACAATTACAAAAACTAAATATATTTTCTACAATATACCTACTAATTTAGGTTATTTAGATATTTATAACTTAGAAAGTAGGTTAAACAATGAAAAGTAAAAAAGCTTATATATTGTATCAATATGACCAATTTAAAGACGACTTCACGCAAGTTATGGAGTATTATAATTTAAAAGAATTAAAAGAAAAAAATAAAGATATAATACAACTAAAAAACGATAGAAGTATCTATCACTTTATAACATCAAGTTTAGAAGATGTTAATCACTTATTAAAAGACAAGTATATTATCATAGAGGAGGTTTTATAGATGTTTGAATTATGGAAAAATGAACTACAAACACGTCAAGCGATAGAAAATAAACTAAATGAACTAAAAGCAAGTTATAAGCATTATATAAAATTAACTAAACAATACAGCTGGAATAAGCAAGTTATAAAAGAAAATATAGACGCTTATAAAAAACTAATAAATTCATTTGAAGAAGCACTAAAAGACTATTAAAATAGTCTTTTTTTATGTTCCTATATATTATTATATTAATATATTAAGTAAATAGATATATATATCTAGTAAATAAATAGATATACTTATATATTACTATATTATAGTATTATATATGTTTTTTTACCTATTTAGACGCTTTTTTAAGCGTTTTTATATCTATCTAGTATATTTATACTATATCATAGTATTTTATTAATATATATGCTTATTTTATAGCTATATTTCTATATATCTATATATATCTATATATATCTATATATATACATATTTATTAATATATATTGATATATTAGTATATATTCTATGCTATATATGTATATATTAGTAAATATATTAGTATATATATATCTATATTGTATTATTACTAATATATATAGTTAGTTAATTAAATAGTATAATATATGTTATTAGTATATTTTAGTATTAGTATTTATTAGTAGTATATAACTATATTAATATATTTAATAGTATTATATTACTAGTTAATATTAAGTTATAGTATTATATAAAGCTATTAATAGAATGTAATTATATTTTAAACATTTAAAAGAAAAATATTTTTTTATTTTTTTACATTTTACAAAAAACAATACAATGTAAAGTAAACGTCTAGTTATCATATTATACATTAATGAAACTAGACACTTATTTGACGCCTTACCTACCCTCCTTTACTGTAAACAAAATGTCCAGAATTACCTCCTTCTATAACTCGAACAAAAAAATTAAATGGGAATTACCATCTTCCTATAACTCTAACAAATTTTTTAACTTGAAAATACCTAGTTAAATATATAAAACAACTCTAGCAAAAAAATTACTTGAGATTTACCCCTATCTATGTTATAATGAATATACAAACGAGAAATTAAGGCACTTGTTTGTTGGTTTTTTTATTTTTCATAGATGCTGGAGTTTTGATACTCTAGTTTTTTATTTGAATTTTACAATATCAAATAAATATGTTAAAATAAAGATGAATGGAAAAAATGTATACCATTCCTTGCATAATGTGTAAAGTTAGAAGTGGTAAGACACTAGAAAAATCTATCTTGCAAGTACTACACATTATTTCATACACTTCGTAATCCTGAAACATAGGTTGCTTTAATTAGCACGGTAGGGAGCAATGTGGTGTATGCTCAAGACCATAGAAATCTCAAAAGAGAAAGTTATGGCATTAGAACATAGAAATATGTTCTTTTAATTTTACAAAAATAAGGAATATGATATAATGGATATAGTGGAGGGAAGATAAATGAATAATGAAGAATTAACAGTATATTTGTCTATTATGGTTAATAAATTAAATTCTATAATAGAAATGTTTAAGGAATTAGATTGTACTACAAGAGAACAAGAAATTGCTATGCAAAAGTTAGAAGAAGCAGTATTTTGGCTTACTTATGGAGTTGAAGAAAATGAATAAAATGAAATTAGTAAGTGCCTATGACCATTATGGAAATCCTGATATGTGGGATGCTAATAGTCCTGTAAAATGTGTATGTGATGAGCAAATATACGCAAATAAGCGTGAAGGTAAGCAAGTAATGCTTTTAATAGAACCTAGAAGCATACAGCCTAATGTTTACGAATATGCCCTACAAGTGGCAAATCAATACGAATATGTATTTACACACGACAGTAAACTTTTAAATGTTTTACCAAATGCAAAGCCTATTTTATGGGGTGGAGTATGGTGTAGAAGTGAAAATCCTAAAAAAACTAAATTAATATCAATGACATCTAGTGATAAAGAACTATGTAACCTGCATAAAGAAAGAATTAAAATAGCAAGAAAGTATAAAGATAAGATAGATGTTTATGGAACAATAGACGGTGGTAATTATTGTGACCCAATAGACACATTAGAGCCTTATATGTATTCAGTTGTAATAGAAAACTATATAGACGATATATGGTTTACAGAGAAAATATGTAATTGTTTTGCTACAAAGACAATACCTATCTATTATGGGGCTAGAGATATAGGGAAGTATTTTAATAAAAATGGTATATTGATTTGTGACGGTATTTCTAAATTAGACCACGATATTGATTTATTTTTATTTGCTAAAGATTACTGGTTTAAAAAACACTATAACTACCCTGAGGTACAAAAAGCCATAGAAGAAAACTACGAATTATCAAAGCAATATGAAAAATTTGATGAGTGGCTATATAAAACTTATGAGAAAGAGATAGGTGAACTGTTTGAATGATATATATAATTAAACATAGAGAATGTGAAACTCCCAAATTAAAAGGCTATAAAACATTAAAAGTAGGGGATATATGTGATTATTTAGATGAGGATAATATAAATCACCTAAATAACCAATTAAGTGAATTAACAGGTATTTATCAAATAAATAAGTATAATGATGAAATTAAAGGTCAAGTTCATTATCGTAGGTACTTTTTAGATGAAAATGGTGATGTGTTGTCATTTGATAAAGCAAAAGAATTATTAAAAGAATATGATATTATAATCACTGAAAGATATATAGTTGGTGATGGCATTTATCATAATTTAAGACGTGAAATAGGAGATGTAGATAGTTTAGATAGAGTTTATTATAAATTAATTGAAATAAATCCTGATTTTAAACAATATTTTGATAAAACTTATTTTAGTCCAAGACAAATGTTTATATGTAATAAGAAATTGTATAAAAAATATTGTGATTGGATATTTCCTTTACTTTTACCTATTATGGATGAAATTAAGAGTGATAAACCAAGATTTTATAGTTATATAATAGAAAGATTACTTAATTATTGGATAGATATGAATAATTTAAAAGCAATAGAATTACCTTATAATGAAACGGGGGATAGATTATGTTAAAATGTACAATTATCATACCCTGCCACAACAGTTCAGAATGGATAGAAAAGTGTCTAAAAAGCATTCCTAAACGAGATGACATTGAAATTATATGTATAGATGATGGTTCAACTGATGATACACTACAAGAAATAGTAAAATATAGAGATAAAAAGCGAAAAGATATGAAAGTTGTTAATTCTATTAAGAATAAAGGCGTTAGTCACGCTAGAAATGTAGGTATAAAGTTAGCAAAAGGTGAATATTTGCTTATGTTAGATAGCGATGACTACATTTATCCTAAAGTTTTTAATGAAATTGTAGATAATTACCTAGACGGTGAGAATGATATGGTGTTTTATGATATGGAAAATAATGTAAAATATGTATTTAAGGCTGACCAAAACAATTATCAATGCAAATATGGCAATTTCAAGTTCATTCGTAGAGAATTTTTAGGGGATTTACGATATACAGTAGGCAAACAATATGCCGAAGATAAAGAATTACACCTAAAATTGATGGAAAAGTACCCACAATGCTATTTTACTAAACAAGTTATGTACCATTACAACTATCCTAGAAAAGGAAGTTTAAGTGCAATAGGCGAAAATAGGTAAATTTGCCTATTTTTTATTTAAGATGTATAATTTAATTGGTGATATAAATGTATAGATTATATGGTAACATAGCTGGTTGTAAAGAATTGGATAGGTCAAATGATGAAAAAAATATAATAGATACAATGGAAGAATATGTAAGCAGAAAAAGCACAATAAGTTTTTTTATAATTGAGCAATTGGAAAATTGCAATATTCCTTATAAAAGTATTCAAAGTGAAAAAGAATATAATGAATATAGAGAAGAATATGCTAATAAAGTTAAAAAATTGACAAAAAGAAGATAATTTGATATAATGAATTTGGGTAAAAACACAATATCCGAACCTCCTGTACGATAGATAAGTACAATCACTAGCTTTTATAGTTAGTGTACTGATTGATATGAAATGATAATTAGGAAGTAAGAGAGTGAAAACTAATCGGTAAAGTAATATCAGTTAGTACAGTGTCTATAAAGGCACTAATGTAAAACCTTTTTATTCTTTTTAGAGTAGGTTCACCCCTATTCTTTTTTATTGACAATTATAAAAATATATATTAAAATAAAAGTAAAGTAGGGGGCAAACGTGAATATATGGAGGAAAAATGGATAAAAATAGTATTGTGAAGGAATTTTTTGATGAAATAAGTGGTATTACGTTTAAAAGTGTTGATGAATTTATGGGCAAAAAAGAATTTATAAGAGAAAAAACAACATTATTAAATAATGATTTTAAAGAAATGTATAAATGGTATTTTTATCATCAATTATGTTGGTTGCCACAGAAACAATTTGAACTTAAAGATTTGATGTGGCTATATACAATTGGAGAAAATGTAGAAATTGATTTGGCTCATCAATATCGTTTGTTTTGCAATAGGAGAAGTAAAATAAATTATGATAAGTAAATTTGACTAAAACTAAATAATTTGATATATTTTGTATAGCAAAAAGGAGGCATCTTATGGAAATTACAATAGCACTAGCATTAAGCATTTTAGGTTCAGTAATAAGCGTATCTAGTTTTGTTTTAACACGAAAGGATAAAGCTGTTAAAGATGCAAAAGAGACAAATATGGAGTTAATTAACTACAGACTAAATGAGTTAGACAAAAATGTTCAAAAAATTCTTGATAAATTGGATAATTATGATAATGAAATTGATAGTAGAATAGAAAAAGCTATTCAACATCATATCAAAGAATATCATAATGTTAAATAGAATATGTTTAGGGATGATATAATGGCAGTACAAAAAGAAATTCAAGAATTAAAAGAACAAAGTTTAGCAATGGAACTTTTAAAAGATGCGAGAAAAACAAACAAAAGAATTTTTGTTATATTAATTATAGTATTATGTATGTGGTTTGCTACAATCGGTGCATTTATTTATTATATTAATACAGTTAATTGCGAAGAAATAACTGAAATAGCCGATACTGGTGAAGGTGGTAATGCTTGTGTCGGTGATAATTGTAATAATGGAGAGATAAATTATGGCGAAAGCAACAAGAAAAACTAGAAAAAAAGTAAAAATAAAATATGTTAAAAAATGTAGCAATTGTGGCAAATGGGCTAAGAAGTGATGTTATGTTTGATTTTACTAAAAGTGAATATGAAAAAATATGTGATGAGTTAATGCTTAATGATGAATACAAAAAATTATTAGAAATGAAAATAAAAGGATATACTAGAACAAAAATGGCATTAGAATTAAACATAAGTGAACCTGCATTAGATGTAATGATAAAAAAATTAAAGAAAAAAATTATGAAAATTATATAAAAAATATACAAGAACTCAATAAATGTGAGTTCTTTTTTTATCGTAAAATTTTAAGTAGGAAAGGAGATAATACCAACTTAATAGATTTGTTTAAAAAACAGATTGAGGAGTTTCTAATAGGTATTATCTCTTTTTTCTATTTTTAATTAGGAGATGAATAATATGTATAACAATCCATATATGCAAAATTATAATCCAAATATAATGCAACAAAATATAAATGACAGAATAGATAGTGAAATAGCAAAATTACAACAAATGAAAAATCACAATACAAATCAACCAGCTATTAACCAAACATTCCAATTAGCACCTAATAATAATGGAATTAAGTTTGTTAATGATATAGAAGATGTTCAAAAAGAATTTGCTATTAGTGAAACGCCTTTTATTAACAAAGATTATTCTACATTATGGATTAAAAATGCTAAAGGTGAAATAAGAACATTTGAACTAAAGGAAATAATCCCAAAAGACGATAAAGATATTTTGATAGAAAAATTACAATCACAAATAAATAACTTGAGTAATCAAATTAAGGAGATGAATTACAATGAACAATACTATGCTAAATCGAATGATGAAAACAGGAATGAACATGAAGGTGAACAATATATTGAACCAATTAAAAGTTCGAAATCCACAAATGTTCCAAGTAATAGAACAAGCAAGTCAAAATCAAAGTAACCCAGTGGATTTATTAAAGCAAGTTATAGGTAATTATAGTCCTGAACAAATGAAAAATTTTTATAGTATGGCTCAATATATGGGTTGCCCTAATGATATTTTAAATCAAATACAAAATCAATTAAATTAGGTATCAACATTTTATATGTTTGATATAGATTAACGGAAAGGAGTGAAAACTATGAGTGGACAAGCTCAAGGTGTAATCCCAACATTTGATGTTTCTGGAAACGGAAATAATGGTGGATGGGGTGGCTCTATGGGTGAATGGATTATCGGTCTAGTCGCACTAGGTATGCTAGGTAATGGTGGCTTATTTGGTGGATTTGGTGGTGGCAACGGAATGTATGAATTTCCTTGGTTACTAGCAGGTCAAAATGGAATAAACAACAACACTGACAATGGATTTGATAATTTACATTTAAGTAACCAAATAGAAGGAACTAGAGATGCTATAAACAACATTTCAACTCAATTATGTAATGGATTTAATGGATTAAATACTAGCATATTAACTAGCGTAAATGACCTTAACACTTCATTCTTAAATTGTTGCTGTGAAAATCGTTTGGCAAATTGTCAAACTCAAAATACTATTGTTAGTGAAGCTTCTGCTACTAGATTTGCTGATGCTAATAATACAAGAGATATTATAGCAAGTCAAACTCAAGGAACACAAGCTATTCTTGATAAGTTATGTCAATTAGAGTTAGATGGTGTTAAAGCTCAAGTAGAAGCTAAAAATGACCGTATTGATGAATTAAATAGACAATTAACAATGGCTGATTTAAGAGCTTCACAAACTGCTCAAAACGCGTTTATTTCACAAGGATTTGCTAATGAAGTTGATGCATTATACAACAGATTAAATAGTTGTCCAGTTCCTACTACACCAGTATATGGTAGAACACCTATATTCACTTGCAACAACAATGGTTGTGGATGTGGATATAACACAACAAGTCAATTTATTTAATAGCATAGAGTAGAATACTACATACTCGATTACGAGAACTTGCTAACACTTCCTGACATCAGGAAAGTGATTTTCCCTATAAGGGGAAAACGAGAGATAGGCACAGTTCTATCTCTTTTATTTTAATTTGAAAGGAGAAAGATAAAATATGATAGAAACAATTATAAATGAACCATTAGCATTGTCAAGTAATGCAAGTCCAGTAACTTTTGATGAAACAACTGTTAGAACTAGATGTGCTTCTTGCTGTGGTTGGTTAGATTATTCAAATGGCAATCCTAATTTTAAAATATTTGGAAATGGATACACAGGATATTATGATGTAGAATTTAGTGCTTCTGTAAGTACAGCAACACCAGGAGTTGTAGCAATAGGTTTATTCCAAGATGGTGTATTAATACCTGACACAGTTAGAGCTGTAACAATTGCAACTGCTGATGATTATGAAACTGTTTCTTTTGATAAAAAATTAAGAGTATGTCCTAGAGGAACAACTAATATATCAGTGCAAAGTGTACCAAGTGTAGTAACACCAACTACACCTACAACACCAATATCAACTACACAAGCAATTATAACTAATGCTACATTTAGTATAAGTCGAGTTTAGATGAGAAATAATTTAGATATGGCATCATTAATCTTGCAAGTATATAATCTAGTTTTATTAATGCAAGACTTTAATAATACCGATTTAATGCAAGAATTACAAAATCAAGATAGTAATTATTTGCAAAAAATTATTCAACAAAATGAAGAAATATTAAACCTTTTACGAAAGGAGGATAATAATGGAAGAAAAAGTAATTGAAAAATTGGACGAAAAAATAAAGGAAATAGTGGATGATGATATAAATCCCAATAATTTAGATAATCTATATAAATTATCTAAAACTAGACATTTAATGAAGGAGGATAAAGAAATGAACTATGGAAATTATGGAAACTATGGTGAAAACTATGGTAGAAATGTAGGATATAATGCTTATGGTCGTGGCAACTATGGTGAATATGGCAACTATGGCGAATATGGTCGTGGAAGTTATAGTGCTAGAGGTAGAGATGCAAGATATAGAGGCGATGACTATATGGATAGAATGGCTGGAGAATATGGAAGATATATGGAAAGTCGTGAAAGATATGGTGCTGAAAATGAAGAAACTAATAAATCTTTTCACTATATGGTAGAAGCATATAAAGATTTTACTAAAGTTTTATTTGAAGAAGCTAAAACACCTCAACAAAAACAAATGTTAAGAGAAGCAATTCAACAAAGTATGATGTAATATGAAATATAAATATCATAATGAAAATCCAAAGCAAAGACACGTTGACGATTGTGTAGTTAGGTGCTTATCAACATTAACTAATAGAAATTGGTATGATGTTTATGATGAATTAAGCGATTTAGCAAGTGATGAAGGACTTATGTTTGATAGTGTTGAATTTGTTGAAGATTATTTGGATAAAAGATATAGAAGAGAATGTCATTATTCTAAAACAGTAGGTGAATTTGCAAAAGAATTTCCTTATGGTAAATATGCTATTACAATGAATGGACATATAACTGCTTTAATAGACGGGATTATATATGATACATTTGACCCTAGTGATAGAATAATGAGATGTGCTTGGAAAATATATTAATATTGACAAATAAATAACTTTATGATACTATTAATGTGCGAATGAGAAGTCTATAGTTTTAATTCCTATAAGTAGTAACATTCGCTTTCTTTTCAAAACTATTTTATGCAAAAAAAGAACTTTACAGTTCTTTTTTTGTTATTTCTATTTCAATTCTAGAATTTTCTCTATCTATTTGCATACTACAACCATCTATACTTGCTACTATGTTGTAGTTATCATCTTCAAGTAATTTATATTTAACTAGGACATCTTGTATTGCTTCTAAATAATTAGCAATATCTCTTTTTCTTGCATCAGGTACATAAAATTTACATTTTAAATTAATTGGATAATTTATAGGTGGCTCTCTTAATATAGGAATGTATTTTTTACATTCTTTTTCAAATTCAGTATATTTTTTGTTTTGAATTACCATTCTATGACCTGTTTTCCTATTAAATACTATTTCTTGGCTATTCTTTTTACTTCTTGGGATAATCGGTATTATTATTTTCATTTTTTAATTCTCTCTCCATTCTTAATTTAAATTTAATTTTATTTTGTTCGTCTTTATTTTGTTTTAATCTCCCAAACATTTTTTTTCTTATATCTTTTTTTAAATAATTTGCATCTAAATTTCTTTTTAGACAAGTTTCTTCTAATTTTAATTCTGAAAGTTTATTTATTAATTCGTCATTCATCTTTATCTACCCTAATTAATATTATCATAAATTGACCTTTTAAGCAAATTGTGATAACATTTTTATAGTGTAGGAGTGATACAATGGCTAGTAAAACTAAACAAGATAATTATGATATACAAAAACAAAATCAAAACGAATTAAGAGATTTAGAACAATTTTATGTTGAAGGTAAAGTTGACACAATGCTAGAAACAATACAAGAAAAAAAAGAAAAATTGGTAAAGGAAATGATTAAATATCACGATAGTCATTTAAAAGAAAGCAAATGGGATAAAGAAGGCAATCCAATTGCTTGGAAGGTAGATATTAATCCATTAGTTGTTAATAATTACTTTTTCAAGCCAATTACACCTATTGGTTGTCAAGAACCAATATATAATGCTGAAAAATTAAGTATGGTGTTCGATTATTATTGTGAAATATTGGCAGAAGTAAATGATAAAATAGGAGATTATCCTAGTTCATTAACGTCTTTTTGTCGATTGGCAGGTTTGAGTTTAAATACACTTCGTAATTATCGCAATAGTGATGACTATAATATGAGAATAATTGCCGAAAAAATATATGACCAAATAGGTGATGAAAATATAACAATGTCACAAATGGGTGTTGTAAGAGAAAGAAGTACAATATTCAAAATGAAATCACAAAATGAAATGGTTGAAAAAGTACAACCACAGGTCAAAGTTAATGTTAACGCTGAAATAGATATGGATAGAATACAAGAAAGATTAAACAAATATAAACGATTTGCAACAAAAAAGGAGAAATAATATGAATAACAAAGAAATCTACAATGCGATAGACCAAACACTAACTATATTGGAGAACAATTTTCGTTATTCTTTTGGAGACAAAATTCCCTTTAATGATATTTTTGAAATGATGAAAGATTTATATGCTTTGTTTTGTAATTTTGAAAGCAATACTAAAGAATGTGGACAATTAGCAGTAAAAAGATACATTCCTTTATTAGATTTACTTGTAAAAGTGGATACTAACCCTAATCATTTGGTAGAATACGAAAAACATCTTAAAAATGCTTATAAGTTAGGTGCTAGAGTTAGTTTGGAACACTATATGGTATATCGTGAATGGGATGAAGATGAAGGCTTTTTCAAAATAAGATATAAAATAATGCAAGGTTATATACATTATCTTGAAGAGATAGATACAAACCCTAACTTTGAATTATTAATTGCAAATATGCCATCAGGATATGGAAAAACATATCCTGAAAAAATAAGTGAAGCTTGGTCTTTTGGAATTGATGATAGTGGTGCTATTTTATCATTATGTTCAAATGATACTGTTGTTAAAGGTGGTAGTAGAACAGTTATCAATGAAATAAAAAGTGATGCTTTTGGAGAAGTATTTTCAAGACTAAAATATGATAAAGATGATAAAGATTTCTTTTTAAAAGAAACAGATGGTGATTGGAAACTAAGAGGTTGTAGGCTTATGTCTAGTTATAATGCTTCTACAACTAATTCAAATGTAGTAGGTCAAAGAGCAAGTAAAAGAATACATATAGATGACCTTTATCCAAACTATATTGAAGCAATGAATAAAAAGTTAAACGATGAATATTATAATAACTATCATACAGTTTGGAAAAAAAGATTTGTTCAGGAAGCAAAGTATCATAAAATAGTCATTACAGGAACATTGTGGGCTAGTGATGATTTTATTGCTAGAATAATTGCATTTGAAAAATCAAAAAGGAAATTTAAAAAGCATCCTAAATATCCATATACTTTAATTAGTGAAGATGGTAAAGTTGCTATTGTTCAAGTCCCTGCATTAGATTATGAAACAGGTGAAAGTGTATGTCCTGAATTAAGAAGCACAGCCAAAGTATTAGAAGATAAAGAAAGTATTGAAGATTATCTATTTCAAACAAACTTCCAACAAATACCAACAAATCCTGAGAGTTTAGGATTTAGTTATGACAAATTAAGAACTTATAAAACAATTCCAACAACAGATTACATTGGTTCATATGCTGTTATAGATGCTACTAGGAAAAGTGGTAAAGACTTCTTTGCAATGCCTATATTTAAAAAAGTTGAAAATGATGGTATTGATGATTTTTATTTAAAAGATGCCTTATTTACAAGAACAGCAACAAAAGATATGTATGAAGATATAGTAGATAAAATAATAGAACATCATATAATAACACTTGTTATAGAAAGTAATGTTACAAGTGAATTAAAGCAAAACATCGAGAGAGTATGTCGTGAAAGAGGAATTACACCACCTGAGATTATAGAAAAATATAATACAGTACCAAAACCAACAAGAATTGAAAATGAAAAACATATTATTAAAAAGCAAATGATATTTCCTGAAAAAGGAATGTATGGTGTAAATACTGATGTTGGAAAATTTATGGAAAATTTAACATTATACAATGCTACAGGGAACAATCCTAATGATGATGCCCCAGATGCTTGCGCATTATTTGCTAGCGAAATTATAGAAGAAAATTCAGCTCCACAAATAGCCGAACCTTTAGATTTTGTAAGAGAATATATGTAAATATTCTTTTTTTTGTGTACTAAATACACAAATACTTTGTGTAAAATTGACAAAAAGTAAAATTTGTAGTAAATTTATGGGTAGATAAGGGTAAATTCTTAAGATAAGGAGTTGAAATATGAAAACATTTGGGCGTTCAACAATAATGGCTAACTATACAGAAGAACAACTTCTTTCAGGAACACAAGAAGAAAAAGACAACAAAATTTTAGATATATTAAGCAATAGCATTGATAAACATAACACTAATAGTGCTGAAAGTGAATATTTAATTAATTATTTATATGGTGACCAAGATATCAAAGATAAAGTTAAACTTACAAGAAAAGAAATAAATAACAAAGGTGTTGAAAATTGGGCTTGGGCATTTATGGATTGGAAAAAAGCTTTCTTATTAGGTAAACCAATTCAATATGCACCATTAGATAATGTAGCAAATAGTGAAATATCTTTGCTTAATAATTATGTTACATATGAAGATAAAGACCAAAAAGACCAAGAATTATATGAAGATATATTTACAGTTGGTCGTGGATTTAGATATGTAAATTATACAAAAACAAGTGAAGATGATGAAACACCATTTGAAATAGTTAATTTAGATGTTTTAAATACAGAAGTTGTTTATTCGAGTTCAATTAGACACGAGCAATTACTTGCATTTGTTCAAACTGATAAGCAATACATTGTTCAAGAAGTTAATCCTGATACAGGTAAACCTGAAGATATGACTAAGTATTACAATGAATACACAGTTTACACAAGAAATATGCAATATGTATTAGATGACAAACTTAATAATTTAAGAATAATTAACAGAAAACCAATAATTCAAAATTCTCATTTAGTTCACGAATATTATTTTAATAAACAAAGAATGAGTATGTTGGAAATATGTAAAGACATATTTGATGATATAAACTATGTGGAAAACCTTGATAAAGATGATATTGAAGGATTTGTAAATAGTATTATGGTATTTACAAATGCTGAAGTAAATAAACAAGGTATGGAAGCCATAAAACAATTTGGTGCTGTATCAATTAAATCAACAGACCAAAAGAAAGCTAGTGTTGAATTGTTACAATCAAGGCTTAAATCATTAGATACTCAAATATATTATCTAAGAAAATTAAGTGCTTTACACGCAATATTAAGTGTTCCTGAAGCCACTCAAAATGGAACAATAAGTAATGCTGAAACTGGTAAAGCAGTATTAACTGGTCAAGGATTTACAAGTGCTAGTGTTAGAGTTGAAAATGAAGAAAAAGCATTTAAAAAATGTGATAGAAATGTTTTAAAAACATTATTAAAAATTTGTAAAAATGCTAGTGATAGTGAAGTTAAAAATCTTAAAGTAAGCGATATAGATATTAAATTTAGTCGTGACTTGTCAGATAACTTATTAGTTAAGACACAAGCATTAATGAATTTACAAAGTGCTAATATACCTCCTGAAGTTGCAAATGCAGTTATAGGATTATTCTCAGATAGTGTAAAAGTTACGCAATTACAAGAGGCATATATGAAACAAAAACAATTACTAGCACAAGAAATTCAAAATAAACAATCAAGCAACAATGAAAATGGTATAAATGAACAAAATAATCAAATGCAAGATGTTAATGAAAATAATAATCAGGAACAATAATGTTCCTTCTAATCACGAGGACATAAAGAGATTAATCTTGGGCAGGACAAGACCTTGTGACCCAAAAACGTCTTTAACATTTGGAAACGAATGTTAAATATATATTCTCTGTTAGGCTAGGTATAGGCTGTAAAAATTATACTGTATGAAGGAGATGATATAAATGACAAGAGAAGATTGTAGAAAAATATTAGGGGAAGATGCAACAGAAGAACAAATAACTAATATGCTTAATAATTATCACATTCAAGAAAGCAATAAAGTTAAAGAATTAGAAAAACAAATTGCTACATTGAGTGAACAAAATAGCAAACATAGTGATTATGATGACATTAAAAGACAATTAGATGAAATCAATCAAGCTAATATGACTGAACAAGAAAAATTAGCTAAAGCAAGAGAAGAAATTGCTAAAGAAAAAGAACAATCAGCTAAAATCTTGGCAGAAAGTAAGATTATTAAAAACACTGCTAGAGCAAAAGATATATTAGCAGGTCTAAATGTTAATGAAAAAATAATTGCTAAATTAGTAAGTGAAGATGAAACAGAAACTTTAAATTCAGTAAATGAATTAAAAGCAATGTTAGAAACTCAAAAAGAAACTGTTGTAAAAGAAACTAAAGAAAGTTTAACAAGTCTTAATTTAGACCCTACATTACCAAATGTTAATCAAAATGAAGAAGGTATGACATTTGAAAAGTTTGGAGATATGAGTATTGAAGAACAAAACAAATGGCTACAAGAAAATCCTAACGGATTAGATAATCTAAATTAATTTAAAGAAGGAGAGATAAAATATGGAAAAATTTAGAGATAAAATCTTTAATGAAGAAGTTTTCGAAAAATATAGAGAAACTTTACCAAGTACAAAAGAAAACTCTTTAATCAAAAACGCTATATTTAATGTAGTAAACAAATACAAATCAAAAATGAGTGAACAATCAGGTGGTTATGCTGTAATTGAACCAATCAAAGGTAGAATTGGTGGAACACCTGTAAACTATGATGGAAACACTAATATTCCAAAAGGAGCAGAAAGAGATACATTCTATCAAAGAAAAATATGTTATGGTAGAGCACAATCTTGGGGAGAATATGATTTCTCATCTGACATTACAGGAACTAACTTCAAAGCAGAAGCACAAGAAGTTAATGAATATTGGGATGAACAAAGACAATCTACAGTATTAGCAATACTAGAAGGTATCTTTGGTATGACAGGTGGTGTTAATGGTCAATTCGTTGCTAAACACACTTATGATATTACAGCAACTGCTAATCCTGAACTAAGTGCAGATGCTTTAAATAGAGCTTCACAACAAGCATTAGGAGATAAAAAATCTAAATTAGATGTAATCTTTATGCATAGTGCAGTATCTACAAATCTTGAAGGATTAAACTTAATTGAGTTCTTAAAATATACTGATGCAAGTGGTATTCAAAGAGATTTAACTATTGGTACATTCAATGGTAGATTAGTTGTTGTAGACGATGAAATGCCTGTAACAAGCGATAGCACAGGAGATATTTATACTTCATATGTATTCCAAAGAAATTTCTTTGAATATGAAAATATTGGTGCACAAGTTCCAAGTGAAATAGCTCGTGATGCTTATGACAAAGGTGGAAAAACTGATTTAATTACTCGTGTAAGAGAAATGATAGTTCCAACTTTAATATCTTACAAAGGAACTGGAACAGTATCACCTACAAATAGTGATTTTGCTACAGGTTCTAACTGGGAATTAGTAAACAATGATAAAACTGGAACTGCTAAAGTTTATGTTGATGACAAATTAATTCCAATTGCAAGAGTTATAAGCCGTGGTTAATTTAAAACCTTTAGATAGGAGATGAAACTTATGGAAAGTGTTGAACAATTAGATTTATTAAAAGAAAGAATTGAATTTGACGAAACCATCTTTACTGATAATGAAACTTATGTGAAAGTATTAGAAAGACTATTGGAAGATAGCAAATACATAGCACTTTCTTTAAGGTATCCTTATCAAGATTATTCTAATATGGATTTACCATTAAAGTATTATAATTGGCAAATTAGATGTTGTGAAGAAATATATAATGGTATAGGCACACAAGGAATTAAATCTTATAGTGAAAATGGTTTGAATTGGACTAGAGATAGTGGTTATATTTCATACGAATTAAGAGGTGAAATAGAGCCATTGGTAGGATATATAATCCAAGAAGAGAGTGATGAAGATGAGTAAATTTAATCCATCTAGCAATATCTTTCAAAATTGGAATAAAGATATGCATATTGCTACTAAAAAAGAAGTACAATACGATGATTATAATAATGAAATAGTTATTTATAACACACCATTTTACTTTGGTAAAGTTAATTATCAACCTTTAACTACAAAACAAATGGAAGCCTATATTCAAACATATGGTGAAACTGAAAATAATGTAGTTAGTTGTCTAATTGATTTTAAAGATAGATATAAATTTAATATATTTGATGTAGCATACTTATATGATGCAACACCTGATGGAGAAATCAAAAATGGTGCTAATGCAAATTACAAAGTAAGAGCATTTAAACCACAAAATACTAAAATAATGGTAATTTTAGAAGAAATTATAAAGGAGGAAAATTAATATGGAAAAAGTTAAAATAAAAGATATTAAAACAGGTGCAATTAGAGAAGTTAAAAAATCTTTAGCTGGTGACTTTGTAGGAACAGGAAAATTTGCGCTTGTTGAAGAAAAAAAAGAAGTGAAAAAATCATCATTTACTAAAAGTGGTGAATAGTTATGTCAATAGGTCTTAAATGTAGTGTAGATGTTAAAGGCTTAAAAGAATTAAAAGAATATATAGAATTTGTTAAAAAGTTTGCTACAATGAAAACCGATAGACAATTTCAAAAATATATTCAAAATAAATTTCTTGAAACTGTAAATCGAATATCAAGTGAAAGATTACCAAATGGTGAACTTACGCAAGAATATATTTCAAATAACAAAATAAGAGAACTTGATGACGGATTTATATTGTACAATGCTACAACAGTTACAACTGATAGTGAAGGATATGATGGTGAATTTAGTATAGCATTAGCATTTGAATATGGTACAGGTATTGTAGGTCAAAATCATCCAAAAGCAAATGCTTGGGCATATAATATTAATCAACACGAAAAAGGTTGGTATTACTTTGCAAATGGTTCTTATCATTTCACACAGGGTTTTGAAGGATTTGAAATATATAGATTTACAAGAGAAGAAATAAAAAATAATCTAAACGATTGGGTAATGGATTATAAAAAAACAGATGGAGGTGTTAGTCAATGATAAATAAATATAACCAAATATTTAAAGATTATAAAGATTTTATTATTGAACATTCGCAATATAGCCCAAGAGTTGTTAAAGATTATACTAGCACCTCCACCTATTTTCCAATTATATCTTGTAAATTAAGTAATTTTGTTGATACTGATTACTGTACAATCGATATGATTGAAAAACACGAAGAAATGTATTTAACTATTGATATTTACACAAAAGATAAGACTATAAGCAATGAAACTATGGCTTCACAATTAATAAATGATGAATTAACTGAATTAACGATACAATTCTTTAATTCAATAAAAATGAAAAGAACTCTATGTAGTCTTACACCAAATGCTGATACAAGTATTATAAGAAGAACAATACAATATCAAGGATTAGTAAGTTCTACAAGAGGAAATATTATAAGGAGATGATTAGAAATGTTTAATAGTATCGAAGATAGAGCATTATCAGAACACAGAGGTTCAGCCCTATTAATGAAAAAAGCCAATGGTATGTATTCTATTTTACTTCCTGTAACAGGAACAGGTGAAAACGGTTCAACACCAGCACAATTAGATAAAACTGCTATTGGTAATAGACAAGCATCAAGTGTTGAAGGTCGTCAAGAAAATCCACAAAAAACAATTCCATTCTACACTCATAGAGATAACATAAATATTCTTGAAGCAATTAAAGGAGAAACACACGATTTCTTAAGATTACTTCCTGATTTTACAGGATTTAAATATAGTGGACAAATAAGCTATATGGCACAAAATACTGATGTTGGTTCATTAGAACAAGGACAAATTACAATTACACCAACAACAGGTGATGAATATGTAGATAATTGTTATGGTTTGGTTGAAGATACAGTAGTATTTACAAGTGCAATAGATGAAGTAGTAACACTTGCTAAAACAGGAGATAATTCAACAAAAACAATATCATTAGCAACAAATCCAAGTGATGCAACAATAACTGCATCTAGTGATACTACTGGAGTTGCAACTGCTAGTTATACAAGTTCAACAAATTCAGTTACAATAACAGCTGTAGATAGTGGTAGTGCAATTATATCATTACAAGCAACTAAAACTGATTATGCATCATTTACTAGAACAATATTAGTTGTAGTAGAATAATCAAATAATTTAAAGCTATTTTAGGCACTTTTAGAGTTCAATAGATAATTATCGAGAAAGCTTTAAAAGTGCCTTATTTAGCATAAAAATGCAAAAATAATGGAAAATAGGAGAAATTAATATGAAGAAAAATGAAATTATAGAATTAAATGGGCAAGAATATACTTTAGAATTAAATAGAGATAGTTTTATTCAAATAGATAGACTATGTAATATACAAAAATCTATGAGTATAATTTATAAAGATTTATATAAATATTTTGATAACGAAGAACTAGGAGAAGATTTTAATCCTGACACATTATTATTAAGTGATGAAGATTTGCAAAAAGAAATAGATTTAAAATCAGAAACTATGAAAAAGTTATCAGAAAGGGCTTTTCTTATTTGGTTATATCCAAATCATAAATTAACACCAAATCAAGTAAAAGAATTAATAGACCCTTATTTAGATGATGAAGAAAAATCAAATTGGTTAGGAGAAAAATTAGGGCAATATTTACAAGATTGTGTAAATATAAGACAAGCCTATAATGAAGAAAGAAAAAACTTGAAAGCCCAATCCAACAAGAAATAATAGAAACAGAAGAAGATATTTTAAAAAAATATAATAATTCTTATGACGCATATTATTCTGATTATCTTTTTCCACAAGCATTAGAGTACGGTATGAGTGCAGAAGAATTTTGGAAAGATGACCCACAATTATTTGTTTCATATCGTACTGCTTTTATTAATAAGAAAAAAAGAGAATTAGAAGAAATTGATTATAAATGTTGGAGGCAAGGGCTATACATACACGATGGAAATGGCAAATTATTTGCTTCATTAAAACAATTTATTAGAAATACATTAGCAGGTATGTTTAAAGGAAGCAAAGATAATTCAAAAATAGAAACATATCCTGTAAAACCTTATATAGAATTAGAAAAGGAAAAACAAAAAGAAAAACAATTAGAATTAAAAAGTAAACGATATCAAGATTATGAAAACTCTCTAATATATTTTGGAACATTGAAACAACAATATTTAGAAAAATTAAAGAAGAAAGGAGAGTGAAATTATGGATAATCAAAAAGAAGTTAGTTTAACTTTTAAAAATACTATAAATAATGAAAAAAAATTGCAAGAATATGAAGATAGATTACAAAGGATTTATTCTTATGTAGTTGCATTTGATAAAGGACAAAGTAAGTCTTTTTCTCAAATAGAAAATGCAACAAAAAATATGAATAAAGAAATTAAACTAAGTGAAGAAAGTGTTGAAAAATTAGGAAAGAAAATGGAATTTGCATTTAACACAGCTTCAATAATAGGAATGTTTAAATCAACACAAAAATTATTTCAAACATTTGCTAAATTTGCATCCAAATCTTCAAGCTATATTGAAAATGTAAACTTATTAGAAGTGGCTTATTCAAATGCTAACGAAACAATAGAAGAAAGCTCTGCAAGAATAGAAAATTTTATTGATAAAATGTCAGAAGTATATGGTTTAGATGAAAGCCGATTGACTAGACAATTTGGTATATTCAAACAATTAGCTAATGCTATGGAGTTACCTACAGAAACGGCTGAAAATTTATCTGAAATTATGGTAAAAATGACTAATGATATTTCTTCATTATACAATCTTGATTTAGATAGAGCTTCTAATGCTTTACAATCTGCTTTGGCAGGACAAGTAAGACCAATTCGTAGTGCAACAGGAGCAGATATAACAGAGAAAACATTACAAAATACTGTTGACGATTTAGGATTAGATAGGTCAATAAGTCAATTATCATATGTTGAAAAAAGACTAATTATGGTTATTTCATTAACTAATCAATTAAAAAATTCACAAGGAGATTATGCAAGAACCATAGAAAGTGCATCAAACCAAATAAGAGTAATGAAAGAACAATGGGAAAGATTGTCAAGGGCAGTAGGTAATGTATTTTTCCCAATATTGCAAAAAATATTACCATACATCAATGGTATAATGATGGCATTGACAGAGGTATTTAATTTAATTGCTAGTTTATTAGGATTTGAAATGCCTGAATTTGATTATAGTGGTTTGGCAGGAACTAGCGATGCCGTTAATGATTTAATCGAAGGTATGGATGGAGCTAGTGCGAGTGCAGAAAATTTAAAACAAAAGCTTTCAGGATTAAGAGGCTTTGATAAATTAAATGTTATAACTACACCAAAAGACACTTCAACAGCATCTTTAGGGGGAGGAATAGACCCAAAAATACTAGACAGTTTTGCAAATGCTTTTTCGGAATATGATGATATGTTATCAAGTATTAGAATGAAAGCATTAGATATAAGAGATGCAATATTGGATTGGCTAGGATTTACTGATGGCTCATATAAAAACTTAAAACTTATTGGTGCTATCTTAGCTACTATAGTTGGATATAAATTAATAAAAGGAATTGCTGGTATCATTACTGGAAGTAGTAAATTAGGCAAAATACTTGGAACTGGTGGATTATATTCAGTATTAAAAAAATTAATAGACCCAATTAAAGTTTTAGGAGCAAAAGATGGTTTACAATACATATTTTTAAGTGCAAAAGATGCCATTGTCAAATTTTTATCAGTTGCAATAAAGGTTACATCAGTAATTGCTGGGGTTATTTTATCTGTCAAAGGTCTAATAGATGTATTTAATTCTTTTAAACCTGAATTGAATGAAGTTAATGAAGATGTTGGCAAACTAGCTTTGGGATTTGGAGAATTAGTGGCAGGTGGTGCTGGAATAGGGACGGTAATTGCTCCTGGAATTGGAACATTAATTGGTGGATTAGCAGGGGCATTAGCAGGAGCAACAGCAGCAATTATTTCTTATAATATTGCCTACGAAAAAATGCTTAAATCTCAAATATATGGTACTCTTACGTTATCAGTTGAACAATGGACAGATATGCTTAATAAATCAGGGATAGCAATAGATAGTTTAAAAGCTAAACATGATAATTTAATATCAACATTAGATGGGTTAAAAAGTTCTTTTAATAAAAGTCTTGAAGAATTAGAAATATATGGCGTTCAATTTGGTATTTTAGGTCAACAAATAACAGAAGAAGATATGGAAAAAATAAATTCTTCTTTAGAAAAAGGAGCAGAAAATGCCAAATCTATTATTGATGAAAATACACAATACGGATTAAATATATTAACATCAACTTTTAGTAAGGGGACTAGTTTTACAGAGGAAGAACAACAAAAAATAACATCTTCTTTAGTTAAAAATGGTAATGACCAAAAAGAAACTATCAACACAGCACAAGAAAATATAACAGATATATATGAAAACGCAATTAAAACTAGAGGCTATTTGACAGCAGAAGAAAGTAAAACTATACAAGAAGCATTAGATACAATTAGAAAACAAACACAAAAAAGTTATGAGGAAAATAATTATGATTTAGAGTTTTATAAAACAAAATTTAATGACAAAAGTATGGAACTTGATGAACAAAGCTATGAAAATTGGAAAACAGCAAGAGATAAGTTTGAAAAAGAACAAACTGAAACAATTGAGAATAATTATAAAACTCAATATCAATGGGCTGTTAATCACAGGGACGAATTAGAGGAAATTGAAGGTGGCTATCAACAATATTTAAATGATATTTATGGACAAAGAATACTCGAAACAGAAAAAATGAATACAACATTAGACACATATCAATCAGAATTAACAGAAAGTTTAAAAAAGAAATATCAAGCATTAAGCGTTAGCAATGATAATTTAACAGAAGACCAAAAAATAAATATGGAAAAACAAAAGGGCTACATTAAAGATATGTTAATTAAACTTGGTGAATGGGAAAAAGACACAGAAGATACAGCTAAAATAGCTTCAAATAGTCTTAAAAAAGCATTTGAAGAACCAATTAAAATTCCTGTTTTATTAGATGATAAAAAGCTTAGACAACAATGGAACACTTTATCGAATGAACTTAATCAAGCTAGTAGAGAGATAAATACAAATTCTAGTGTTAATTATAGTATAGCTAAATTTCCTAATATAAATCCTACAAATGCTAGTTATGCTTTTGCAAACGGAGGATTACCACCTGTAGGTCAATTATTTATAGCAAATGAAAAAGGTCCAGAACTTGTAGGTCAAATTGGTGGTCAATCATTTGTTGCAAACCAAAATCAAATGATGGATTTATTAGATAGAAAAATAGGTAACGCATCACAACCAATGAACGCAACATTTGTTATTCAAGTTGGAGATAAAGAAATAGCAAGACAAGTTATAACAGATTTGCAAGATATGGCAAAATCAAATGGAAAGCCAATAACAATAGGAGGTTAAAGTATGAATTATGAATATGATAAAATGTATATAAGACCTTGGGGAAGTTCAGGAAGCTATAATGAATTTCCCTACACTATTGGTGGTATAAACACATTACCTGAAAATGATGCAACACAAAACGATGTTGATTTAGATAGTTATACTAATACAGCAGGAAGAACAATAAGAAATAGAGTAAGACACGATGTTACTTCCATAAACTTTAATGTTCCAACAATGACAGGAAGAGAATTAAGGGATTTCTTTGATTACACAAAAGACGTTTGGTTAGATTGCTTGTATTTTGATGAAAGCCAATGGAATTTTACAAGTAAAAAAATGTATAGAAGTGGTACGGTAAGCTATCATAGATATTATATAGATAAAGAAAATCCTTTAAATAATATATATCAAAATATAACATTTAGCTTTGTAGAAGAATAGGTGATTATGTATGAACGAAAATAATGAACTAACTAGATATGAAGAAGTAATATATAGTGGTGGAGCAGAAAATACAGTTAAAATATTCTTCAATGGTGTAGAATTAGAAGATGCCGATTATTATTGTGAAAAAATAACTAAAGTATCAAGAATATTACCCAAAGATGGAGCAAAAAGATTTTCATTAGATAACTTTGTAGCAACCGAGATAGATTTAATATTGCATAATGTAAATTCCGAAGCTATACAAGACCAAGTAAGTATTTCAATAGGAACATTAGTAGATAACGAAATCGAATATGTTCCTCTTGGAATATTTAATATACAAGATACGCCAACAACAGATAAAGATAAAATTACAATAAAATTAAGAGATAATGCAGTAAAATTTGACTTTGGATATAATGGAAAACCATTAATGGATGAAAATGATGGTGTAGCAACAAAAATGCAAATATTGCAAGATATTTGTAGCCAAGCAGAAGTTATATGTGGAGTAGAAGAATTTGAAGGTATGAACGATGAAACAGCTATGTATGATAGTACAATAAAGGCAAGGACTTATGTATCATATATAGCAGAACAAGCAGGTAGAATAGCAACAATAGATAGAGAAGGAAAATTAATATTTGTAAACATAAATAATTTAAATATATGGAGAATACCATTAAGTGTTGTAGAAAAATATGAAATTGGTGACAAATATATAATATCAAGAGTAGTATATGAAGATGCAATAAGAAAATTTGAAAACCCAAGAGAAATAGACAGTGAATATGATACGTTATTTTTAAATGGAGCTAATCCATATATATCAACAAAGGAACAAGTAGATGCAATATATTCTATTGTAAATAACTTTGAAATAGATAGTTTGACAACAGGAAAAATAATAGGAAATCCAAAAATAAATGCTTATGATATAATAGAAATATATGATGACTTAGATGAGAATGAAACAGTAATAGCAAGAACATTAGGAAATCATACATTTATCTATAATGGTGCAATGATTAGCCAATATGATACACAAATAGGAAAAGAAGCAAAAACAGAAAATGTATCATTACAAGGCGAAGCAACCTTTCAAAAATATGCAAAAACAAATATAGATAATATTAATAATAATATTACATTAATTGTAGCTGAACAAGATGAAACAAACCAAAGACTATCACAAACAATACAAGATGTTAATAGCATAAGAAATATGTTTCAAATAACAGGTGGTAGCAATTTAATAAAGGATAGCCAATTGTTATTAGGGGATGAAGGCAGATGGGAATATGTTGAAGCTACAGTTGATAGTAATTACCCAAATATTAATTCTTATCCGTCAAGTGACAATTACCCAATAGAGCATTATTATGGTGATGCTAGCTATGTTGGAGGATATGATGCTACTTTGATAGGCAAAACAGTATCAATAGCCAAAATTGGAATTAGCAATGGAAAAATGACAACTTCCAACACTAATATAAATGGTTTAATCGTAGATAATATGTATACATTATCTTATAAAATAACAAATGAACCAAATACAACAACAACAATAAGATTATTAGGAAATAACAATACAATATATAAACAAGTATTTGACAGTACAGTAACAATGCAAGAAATAGTGTTTAGCTTTGTGGCTCAAACTTCAAATTATATATTAGAAATACAATCATCAAGTAATGAAGGAAATTATTGTTATATATATGATTTGATGTTAAATAAGGGAGATGTTACAAGTATATAGTACAGGAAGTGAAATAGCAACATTAATGACAAGTGAAGGCTTTGGAATATATGGATATCAAAATGGTCAAATAACTTCAAATCCAATAACAAGCTTTGATAAATCTGGTATGTCCACATCATTAATAAAATCAATAGCACTATTAATAAACAACTTTGAATTTAAGCAAGTAACATACCAAGGTAATGAAACATTAGTCCTTTATAAAAAGGAGAGTGATAATTGATGCAATTAACGACTTCATATCAACTATTAGGAAGAGTAACACAATTTACAGTATATAATGCAACATATTATGTAAATCTATATGCTAAATATAGTAGAAGTTCTGCACAACAATCCAATAATAAATCTACAATATCAGTAAAAACAACGGTTTCTTGTAGTCAAAGTAGTAGTGCATATTCAGTATATGGTACTTGGATTGGAACATATACAGGTTTATTTACAAATTCTTATAGTATTGCAGGAACAGCACAAGGTGGTAGTGAATTAACATTAGACGAAAGAAGTGTTGAAGTTACACATAATAATGATGGAAGTTATAGTTCATCTGTAGGTTTAACTAATATAGACGGACCATATGGTAATCCGACAACAATATCAAATGTTTCTATAACATTACCATCTATACCAAGATATGCAACAATAAATAGTTTTAATGTTTCAAAAAGAAGTGAAACAAGTGTAACAATGAGTTTTACAGCAAATGCAACTATTGATTATGTTTGGTATTCTACTAATAATGGTTCTAGTTGGACAGGATACGATATTACTGATGGAACATCTGCGAGTTTTACAATAAGTGGATTAAGTCCAAATACCACATATAATTTTAAGATAAGAGTAAGAAGAGCAGATAGCCAATTAACAACCGATAGTGGAACAATTACTCAAGCAACTTATAATATACCAAATCAATCATTAAATAGTAAAACAGAAACATCAATAACAATGAATTGGTCTATTGACAGCACAGCTAATTATATATGGTATAGTATTGATAATGGCAGTAATTGGGTAGCAGTAGGAAGTGTAAATGCAACAAGTGGTAGTTATACAATAAATGGTTTAAATGCTAATACAAGTTATAATATTAAAACAAGGGTTAGAAGAAGTTTAGCAAATACAACTTATGATACTACAACATTAAGCCAAACCACATATAATTATCCATTTATAACTAATATTCAAACATCAAATTTAATAATAGGTTCATCTCAAATAATAACAATATATAATCCATTAAATAGAACAGTGACTTTAAGAATGAACAAAGACAACTACAATGGAACTTTATTATATAGTGGTTCAATGAGTTCTACAACAATTAGATTTACACCAAATGCTGATACTTTGTATGCAAGTATTCCAAATAATACAAATGCAAACTGCGTTTATTCAGTAATTTATGGTAGTGTTGTTAGAACCTCATCAACTCGTCAATATTCAATAAATGCAAATGTATGTAAGCCTATATTTGAAAATTTTGAATATTCAACTAATTTAAGTGAACTAACAGGAAATAATGATACAATTATAGATGGATATACAACTACAACAATTACAATAAGTAATGCAAATAAAGCAATTGCTAAAAATAGTGCAAGTATAGCAAAATATTCCATTCAAATTGGAAATATGCCAGAAAAATTAGTTGCTTATTCTTCAACTAGTGATGTATCTACTAGTGTTTCAAATTGTAATTCTACAATTATAAGAGTAACAGCAGTTGATAGTAGAAATTTAGAAACAACAGTATCAAAGACAGTAAGTGATTTTAAGGATTATTTTGCGCCTATATTTGCATTAACAAATGCAGAAAGAGAAAATGGGATTGATGAAAATGCTTATTTAGATTTAACAATTAATTTTTGGAATAAAAGCTTTGGAAGTAAACAAAATACAATAAAAGAAATTAGATATAGAACAAAGCAAAGAAATTCATCTAATTGGAGTGATTGGACATCAGATGTTTTTAAAATAGATTTATCTCAATTAACAATAGACAATAACGAAGCTAAATTAGAAAATTATCCAATACATACTGATGGTGTTAGTGCTGATTTTACAATAGGACAAACTTATGATATACAATTAAAAATTATTGATGGCTCTAATACTTATGATTTTAATGAAATTATAAGTTCTGTGTTTGAACTAACTGATGGGCAAGTTGCATTTAGTATATTTAGAGATAATAATGGGGAATATCATATTGGAATAAATGGTATGCCTGATGCAAATTATACATTAAAAGTTCACGGAACTATAAATAATAGTTAGGAGGAAAAATATATGGCAAAAGCATATAACGCAATAAATTGGGAAAATGGAACAAAAATATCAGAAGCGTCAGTTAATGTTGGCGGTGTTGACTACGAAGTTACACCAGCACAATGGACAGGTAATACACCAAGTGATGCAACAAATTTAGACCATATGGAAAAAGGAATATTAAATTCTTATGATGTTCCAATAATAGCTTATACTGATATTGCACCTAGTGAATGTACAACAGGAGATATTTA